AAGATCTCCGAAGAACATGGCTGATAACGCCTTATATGACGGGATAACCAGTATCTCGTCTAGTAGAGGGACTTCATCAAGAATGTCATCACTGTAAGGGTTATCTCGTTCAATGAAATCGATACGAGAAGTAGCCGCGAATTTGTTGTTCCCCAGCGTTTCCTCCGTGAATCTGATACGGAGAGTGTAACCATCCTCCAAGCTAGGGAATGATTCGTACTGTTCGTTCTCCTGAATCTCTTCGTTCAACTTATCCTGGAACAAGAACTGGCTAATATCCCAGACATGAATCTCTTCGGGATAGGTTTTGCTGTTTCTCGGGATTATCGCATAGAGATTCCGAAGAGATGGTTTCAGTCCACGAACTATCTCATCATCCCAAGCTGCTCCTTCCTTCATTAACTGTGCCCGGTACTCGCATATTGGACACGGTTTCTTGATCGTACTGGGACAAACAACAGATTCCTTGTTTGTCCCGATATTCCTGTGAAGGTAGTAGGGTTTCTTGTACCAAAGTTCTCCAGGAACCGCGATTTCGTATTCGTCATCCCTATCCAAATGAACAGGAGATGTCACCTCATAGGGCAGGATATCAATATCTACCCTTGACCTGGGTTCCTCTTTGAATACCCGGACACCCTTAGGCAGGTTTAAGTGACCATACGTTGTTCCCCTGCTTTGCTTAGCGGCGTTTCGAGATACACCACCCTTGAATTTTTTCGCTTTTCTTGCCATATCAATCCCCTTCTTAATGCCTTTCTGAATTAGGTTGTTCTGAATACGATACAATGCATTATCAAAGAATTCTGATCAATTACATACATCATTCCTCCTATAATCCTTGACGAATCTTTACGTTCCGATTCGCAACCCTGTTCTTCTGCGATTCAACCCATTCCCGCGGTAAATCCCGGGGTACTTGTGGGCCAGCAAAGTATTGAAGACCAAGTAGCTTAACCAAGTTCTCAAGAGCAGTCTTTTTCTGGTCAATTGCACGAACAGCTGCTATCGCTACTTCGTATTCAAAACGAGCATCCAAATAATCCTGGTTCAGTTGTTGATACTTTTCTTGAATCAGAATTGTACTAGCGATTGCCCCCTCAGTAACCTTAGTCAACCCATATTTTTCTGGGTTACTCCGGATATCAAGTTCAATCTGAGCTTTCCCCACGTCAAGACATTCTTTTGCCTCATCCATAGCTTTTCTCATTCTGACCGCATGTACCGCATACTTCCTCATTAGCTCTGGTTGACGTAGCCATTCTACGTCGAGTGCTTGCTCATCGATTGCGGTATCGTTTTCATAATCAAGTTCAGATGTCATAAACCTCCTCCTTTACGCATTATATTATATATTTCAAACCTTAAGAAGTTTTTGATTTTTCATTCTTCACCACAAATCACACTGTAACACGCGAAAGTTATGCCTGGAAACCCTGTCTGGTATGTGGGTTCAAGAAACTCTTGCATAACTGCTGCAGCTTGATCATTTTCTCCGTTCAACAGAACGGACTGGCAGTACCCCAAAACAGCCCTCCGTATCTGTTCCGGGTCTTCCTGTTTCAATCCTTTCAGAATACTAGCAATTTTCTGCCAGGAATAATTTCCAACCAATGCGCGACACAACTCAATAATCTGTGATTGTTTTTCAGCTGTTCTCCTGGCGACAGTTAATCGTCTATCCTCATCTACTGCCAATACCTGACTTAGTATCTGAAGGGCGTTTCGTGGATAACCCATACTGTCTTGTACGATTTGGTTATACACTTCTCTATCAAGTTGGTCTCCTTCCGCTTTCACTACCCGTAAAAGCAGTTTTTTCATCTCTTTGTCAGTCAAAGGATTAACTTGGTAAGAAGCACAACGCCCTCTGATAGTCGGAAGAAGTTTTTGGGGGTCGGTAGTACAGAGAATGAAGTAAACATGGGACGGGGTATCTTCAAGAGCTTTGAGGAGTGCTGATTGTGAATCGCTTGTTAATCGATGGCAATTGTGAACCAATACTCCATTTGCAACATACGATGGATGGGTATCTACTTCAAGATCATAGAACGTTACAAAACCCTGATCTCTTTCTCTATCCCCAATAACACCACTGAAAGATTCGTCATTATCTCCTTGTTGGTAAGTCTCTACGCTTTCTACCCTAACGAAATTAGTCTCTTCTCCTTCTTCCTGTTTAGGAGTCAAAATCAAGCTATTCTGGGTTAGGGTTTCAGCTGCCCTCCATCCTTCCGAAGTTAGGAACCAATGTTCTCTCGAACAAATCACCTTATTCCCATTCTCAAAATTAACACGTACCACTCGGTTCAATGAGACTAAATTCTGGAAAACATAAGTAACCGTCCCCCCTCCATGAAGCCCACCTCCACGAAGGTTTCGCACCCGTTCCCCAATCCTTATTTCCTCAATACATTTCTCGGTTCCATCAAGCATTCTGACTTTGGTTCCTTTAGCGAAACACTCATCCAGTATCCATACTCGACAAGGACTTTCAAGTGGTTTGTAAGTGCACTGTCTCCTGATTTCTCTGATTGTGTCAATTCCCCTGAAATCAGCTGAATCAATTTCCTGAAGATCTCTACCAGAAGCACCTAACTCCTGAGCTATGATACGCGCTAAAGTCGTTTTTCCGCATCCTGTAGGGCCGTGAAGCAGAACTGCCCGGGAAAGCGGTTGTTTTGCATCAGGAGCTAATTGACTTTTCAGTAGCTGGACGGTATCTTCATTCCCAATAATCTCATCGAGAGTCTTAGGGCGATACTTCAGTGCCAATACTTCGTTGTTCTGTGTCATGTCTTAATCCTCCTTCAAGTTTCTATCCATGGCCCGTCTATCGGATAGACGGTGGTCTCAATCTCTAACGGTACAATTATCCATGGCCATTGTTCCGGGAGAACTTCTTTCACGATATGATTCAAAGTCTGTTCAATTTCATCTAACTCTTCAGGGACAGCGTCCATAACAATGGAATCATGGATCTGGCCAACGATTTTAGAATCCCAATCCCTTTCCTGCATAATTCTATCAAGATGAATTAATGTAGAGAGAAGGCAATGGAATGCCGTTCCCTGTATAGGATAGTTCACAATCTCGTTTTTTCGCATCACCCCAGAACAAATAAACCCAGTGTACATCTGAAGATAACCACGTTTCCGATACAACGAAATCCATTTCTGTTTCCATGCGTTGTACACTTTAAATCGATTATTCCAGAAATCGTCTTCTACCCATTTCATGTGTTCAACAAACTGGTCATACGATTTGATGCCTTGGGCTCTCATATGCTTACCCAGTGGAACCCCTTCTACAATGTCAATCCCATCAGTATCTTTCCACTTGCCTAAAGGCAGTTCAGTCCATTCACATAGCCCTTTTGCATTGTTCCCGTAATAATCACCGTAGAACTGTGGGAATACAAACGCGTTTTTCGCTGCTTTCCTGAGAATGGATTGTTTAGGTAGATCAGGGCACTTAAATATCTGCCGAGCCATATCAAGATGCATATCTGAGTCCGGGTTCCGAAGATAGGCTAACATTACAGGGTCTTTATGATAAGCTGCGCCTATTGCAACTTCTAATGCTGCGAAATCCGCCTCTACTAACATATGCCCAGGACGGGGTAAAATTGCTCTTCTACATATTTCCATAGCTTCTTTGTCTCGTTTGGGAATATTTTGGAAGTTTGGATTGCTTGACGATGAACGATAGGTTCGAACAGTATGCAGATTAAATGAGGGTCTCATATACCCATCGTCATTAGTCTCCCGGATAAATTGTTCCAAATAAGTATCTCTGATTTTTGATAGCTTCCGTAACCGAATGATATATTGTAATTCTGGAATTCCAAGTCGTTTCAAAGTTTCTTCATCAGTAGAACCTTTCCCAGATTCAGTCTTCTTATCAGGGACTAATTCCATATGCTTATACAATACATTTGAGAGCTGGTCATCACTATAAATATTAATTCGATTCCTGTAAATATGTAACCAACGTCGATAAAAATTAGTATTTTCTAACTTTTTTTGATAATAATTGATTTTTCGGGTTAAATATGCTTTCATCCTATTACAATACTCTACATCAATTCTAATACCCTGTCGCTCAGCTCTAGCAAGAGCCTGTATCCCGTCATGCATAAGTTGGTAAGCATCTTTTGTGGTGGCCTGAGTTTTCATTCAATCATCCCCAATTCTTTCATCTGGAGTTGGGCTAACCGGTACGTCAATAATGCGTCGTAACCGTTGTAAAGTAACAATTGCCTAAACATAGGTTCATTTCGGACTAATTGTTCTATCGAATTTGGAGTGTTGGCATTCTCTGCTTTTAAGTACGGAGATACTGTGTCATCATAAGAAGGCATCCCAAACCTCAGGAATGCTTATATTTTGAGTCCTGAAATATTAGGTCTATTATCAAGAATATGAGCGGCTAACATTGTATCAAACAACCAAGGGGTTACTTGGATTCCGTGAAGAACGTTGAGCCAGTTATCCTCGTATTTCATGTTAGCCGCGATTTTCCCGATTCGTGGGTTCTCTAGTAGATTTTTCAAAAGTTTGAGTTGGGGTTCTGTAGATGGGAAAGGTATAGCGTACGCCTTATCTTCGCTGTTACAGAATGCTATGCTAACAATCCTATGTTTATCGGTGTTATACGGTTTAATTCCGGTAGTCTCGATATCAAAAGCTAATATAGTGTCATCTTGATTTAGTTCTTTTAGTACCCTTTCTACGTCGTAAGATATCTCAACACATTCTTCCTCAGGTGGGTAGTCTGGTAGAGGGATTTCTACCATCTTGAACGCTTGTTTTAGATCTCTTGTCCATATTACTTCGGCTTCGTTCTGTTCTTCCTGACGTTCAACGAAAGAAGGATGGAACGTAGGGCAGATCCAAGCGTTGAACTCCCTGTCAGGGATAGTCCATCCCCGCCAAG